CATCTCATTATCTTCTGCTTCTTCCACTTCTTGACCAATCGTCGTTCCAGTAGTTCCACCGCATACTTGAACGGAAGGCCGAACCGGTCTTTATCCCTGAGAGATTTCATACCCCACTTCACACGCTGGACGTCCGCGTTCAGGTTCGGTTTGTGCTTTCTGACCCACTTCGACCCGTAAAGACGCCTGAGTCGCTTGCGAATAGACCTGTCGTCGAGGCTCCTGTATTTCACGCGCTTCCTGATGGGTGCGGTTTTCCTGTTGATCATGTTGTAGATCTGATTCTTAGTCGCGTTCGACGTTCGCTTGATGCCTAGGTTTTTCGCGATGTATATCATCCTGGCCCTCTTTATACACCCGCATTTGGCGCGCGTCATTCCGGTAGCGTTGAGAAGTTGGTTAGGAGTGAACTTTACGATTACACGCTTTCTTCTAAGGATCGGTGCTACAACGGGTGCTGGAATGCATCTGGGCACCGGGGTGGGGACCACCGGTGCGTGGAACTCGTTGATGGCCGGACGCGGGGGCGGCGGCGGTGGACAAGAGGGAGCTGAGAGACGATTTCGAACGATCTCCTCCCGGCGACGCATGCGTTCGCGTCGCGCGGCGTCATCCGCACCGCCGTGTACGCTGACACCTGATTGTCTCACGAATTCGCGAACCTCCTGGTTCATCTTACTATTAGCATAGATTTTTTTGGTTAGTGATTGTTGCCGATGGAAAGTTCCTCCTCGACAACGTCCACACCGTAGAAAACCGACTGGGCCGCGTAGGTTTTACCGTTGTACGTGACGGATTCGTTCCTGACGTCGATGCCGTACGTGCTGAACGGTCCCACGTAGAAGTCCGGGGACCACTGATCGGGCCTTTTCCCCTTGATCGATCTGGCGCAGTGTGAGTTGTACGCCTGCACGAAAACCTCCTCAGGGACGAACTTATCGTCGCCCTTGATGACGCGAACTGAGTTCATGAAATGGTGAAGCGTGTTCGCAACCATGGCCACCTGGTCCTGGATCTTCTTGAAATATTTCGGCACGACGTTCCATATATCACGGCCGTTGTACCGCTCACTGTAGTCGAGGTACGCGCGGACGCACTTGAGAAGGATCGCCGGTAACTCATTCTCCAACTTCTTGTCCAGGTGAGGATCCGCCTCCTGGACCTGCTTGGTGAAGTTCCATGGGAGGATACGCCGAAGGACGGATCCTGACTTGTCGTTCCAGTTCGGGACCTCGTTCCCGCCCAGGACGCCCGGGACCTTCCAGTTCGGTAACGATACGGCCACCTTGTTCTTGACGTTGACGGCTATACCCTCGCCAGAGACGAGCGACTGAAACTCCGCCTGCTCGAGCGCGAGGTCGCCCTTGACCTCAGGGGCGATGAAGAGGAGTGCCTCCATGATGGCGGACAGGCCGAACTTACGTTCGATGTTGTTACCGAGTGTGCGGACATCGGTCGTGTCGTAAAACTTTTGAAACACGTTGTTGATCAGCGTAGACTTACCGGACCGGGCGATCCCCTTGAAGAACGGAATCACCTGCCACTTATCGAGCTCACCAACGTCGAAACACAGGCGACCGCCCATGACGTACGCCCACTTGCACACCTCCTCCTCGAAGTTCTGGTAGTGAAGGATCTTGTCGAAGTTGGGGGTGGGAATGTCGTACCAGTCCTTGACGTGGGAGTAGTCGATGAACTCCTGATCGAAGTACTTGCACGCGATGATGGTAGGGTCCAGAGCACGAAACTCCTGACTCTCGTAAGGGTAGAACTTACACGTCGGGTGACCCTTGACCTGGGGACCGTCCTCCTTGCCGATGAAAAGACCGTTCTTGAACGACCAGGCGTGTCGCCTCTTTTCGATCGCGGGGAACTGGGGGTCGACGCAGTTGGTCATGTGGCTCGCGACGTCCCTGTAGCACCCGCCTTTGCTGGTAAAGTTTCTCCAGTTCTCGAACTCTTCGTCCTTCGGGGCGAGGGAGTGCACGAAGGCGAGGATCTCGTACTTCGGGCGCCAGGCGCGGGTCCCGTACCCGAAAGGTGATTTGATCTCCTCGTAGCAGTGGTCACGGTACCGCCTGTACCCGCGGTTGTGTGCCTCGTCGAGGCTGTGGATGATCGATTTCTGGTACGGCGTGCACTTCTCGATCTCGTCGTCGTCCATCGCGAGCGGGTCTGAAAACTTCGTCAACAGGGGTTCAGCAGTGGGATTCACCGTCCGCTCGAACACGTTCCAGTGCCTGCGCACGTTCTCGAATCCGTCCTTGACCTGCTTGCCGATGTTGTTCACCCGTTTCAGGAGCGTGAACCCGTCTTCGTTCTGTTTCGACTTGATCCCCAGGGTACCCATCCTTCCCCTGAGATTTATGAGGTAGCGCCGTTGCTTTTCCTTGATCGCCTTGATGGCGCGAATGTCGATACGTTCGGCGACCGGGCCGTTACTGTCCCAAAAGTCCGGGTGTATGAACTGGCGGTAGCCGAGCTCGCGCGCATCCCGGTGATCGCACCGCCTGAGGTCCCAGGCATTCTCAAAAATTTCAACAACCGATAAAATATCTTCCTCATTCATCGACTCGATTGACCGCTTCTCCAGTTCCAGTAGTGCTTCATACCGGTCGGGTTGCTTATCGATGAAGTGAGTGCCTTCCATAGTTATTTATTATACAATTTTTCTCTCTAAATCAATTTCAAGCTTTAAGCTCTGTGAGAATTTTGATCAGGATCCTGTTTTGGGTCTGAAGTTGCTGACTGATCGCAACCAAGGCGGTGCAGACCGTGTCCCCGTCCTCGGTCGCGAGAAGGGAAGTCATCAGGGAGGCGACGTCCACCTCGTCCTCGTCCTCGAGGTCCATGAGCTCGTCGTCGTCCTCGTCAGTCAGGATCTCACCCTCCTCGATTTCTTCGTCTTTCATTTCCTCAGGCTGTGTCGACATTTTACATGGGCTGAGAAAATTCGACCTGAATTTTACCGCGTTTCAGTCAGGATAAATTTTGAAATGCGGAATTACCCAAATTTATTTTCTCAGCCTATAGTACAAACACTCACACAAAAATGGCTGGCGGACTCATGCAGCTCGTCGCCTATGGCGCACAGGACGTATACCTAACGGGTAATCCGGAGGTAACTTTTTACCAGGCCAAATACAAGCGCCACACGAACTTCGCGATGGAGAACATCGAACAGACCCTCAACGGTAACCCCGCCAACTCTGGTCGCGTCTCCGTGACCATCGCTCGTAACGGTGACCTCGTCGGCGACATGTACGTCGAGCTCAAGACTGTTACCGGCGGTGGTGGTACCCCCGAGTGGGCGGCCGAGCGTGCTATTTCTTCGGTCGAGCTTTCCATCGGTGGTCAGCGCGTCGACAAGCAGTACCAGAAGTGGTGGAGGCTCTACACCGAGCTCTACCTCGATGAGGCCAAGAAGGCGACCTACGGCAAGATGACCACTGCGGCCGCTGCGTCCACTGTCTTCCTTCCCCTGCTCTTCTTTTTCAACCGCAACCCCGGTCTCTATCTGCCGCTCATTGCGCTTCAGTACCATGAGGTGCGCATCGATTTTGACCTCTCCGCTACCATGGAGACCCACCTCGACAAGGGTGTCTTCAAGGTGTGGGCGAACTACGTGTACCTTGATACCGAGGAACGTAGGCGCTTCGCGCAGAAGGGCCACGAGTACCTCATCGAGCAGACGCAGCACACCGGTGTCGACACCGTCGGTGCCTCCGGAACGAAGCAGATTCGTCTCTCGTACAATCACCCGATCAAGGAATTGGTGTGGTGTCTCACTGGTGATGAGGTTGATTCCCTCTGGAACTTCGGCCAGAACTGCGGCGTCGCTAACAAGCTCGCCCTCACCAGCGGACCCGTTGGCAACGCCGCCGCCGGTGTTCTCAACCTTCCCATCTCGGCTGCTTCCGGTGCCCCCGTTGTTTCCACCGGTGGCCACGACGACCGCACCGCCTTCACTGAGGAGGCTCAGGGTGCGATGACCGAGTTCAAGCTCGTGCTCAACGGCCAGGACCGCTTCAAGGCCCAGGGCGGCAAGTACTTCAACCAGGTCCAGCCCTTCCAGCACCACTCCGGCTGCCCCTTCCCCGGTGTGTACGCCTACTCCTTCGCGCTCAAGCCCGAGGAGCATCAGCCTACTGGCACGTGTAACTTCTCGCGCATCGACAACGCGCAGGTCGCCATCACCACCGCCAACGCGACCAACTGCCCCAACCTCCACATGTTCGCGACCAACTATAACGTCCTGCGCATCCAAAGCGGCATGGGAGGACTCGCTTTTTCCAACTAAATACTCATACGCAGTATTTGTATAAAAAATTTCAAATAAAATAAAAATTAAGATACTTGAATCACGTATCTTAATTTTTATGTGTGATGACAGAGATTTCTACTTGGGCGACCGTTTTCTTTTGGACGCCGCGGTCGAGACTCGCTTTTTAACTTGCTTTCGACGCGCGGTTTGAATTTTCTTCACGGCTTGGGTCTTGAGCTTTGTCGCGCGACCCTGGTTCTTATTCTTGAGGATCACGAAGCTGATATTCGACCGTTTCAAGTTCGCACGCGTGAACGGATTTTTAAACATGGTGAACGATCCTGCCTTGTTATACGCATCCGTCATGCTCATCCGTGCCTGGTTACGGAAGGACTGCGGGAGCAGGTATTGGGAAACACGTCCGTACGTATACTTGACCGCCTTTTGACCGTTCGAAAAGTTGTGGCCGGCGATATGATCCTCGGGCATGTTATTCACTGCATTTTCCTTCCACTGAATTTTTTTGGCATTGTTGCTCTTATTCCTGTTTTGATTACGCTTGACAGCGGGTTTGTTGCGTGTATACGCGACGGCGTTACGGTGACGATTGTTTGAGTTGGAGTTGGAGTTGGTCATGTCTCCACCGTGGTAACGGTAGGTTCTCCTGTTATACCCTACACCAGAACGGATTCTTCTTTGGTTTCGTTGTATAGGTTCGTCGTATGGTACGTTTCTTCGTATCTTCCTACCTCGCGCGTTATAA